CTACTTTACAGGTAAGCCATGTAAACGTGGGCATATTGCTTTGCGTCAAACTTCTGCTTTGCGTTGTATGGATTGTGCAAAAGAGAAACAAGCCGAACGCATGAAAGACCCTGAAAAACGCGCAAAACAAATAAAAATAGTTACCGAATACAACAAAAAACGTAGAGCAACAGATTCTAATTTTAGGGTGCGTGACAACGAGTACAGGAAAAAATGGACTCACAAGAAAATGCAAGACCCAGAGTATGCGGCTAAAGTTATTGAGCAAGGTAGAATCGCTTCTGCAAAACGCAGGGCTATTAACCCATCAGCAAACAGATTCAAAGCCGCTAACTACAAAATTAGTAAGTACAAACGCATACCAGGCTGGCTAACAAAAGAAGACAGAGCTAAAATGAAGTCAGTGTATGCAATGCGAGATTGGTTAAACTGGACTGTACCCAATGGTAATTATCAGGTAGACCATATAATCCCTTTGCGAGGAATTTCTGTATCTGGGTTTCATGTACCAGAAAACTTACAGATAATCCGTGGTTCAGATAACGCTAGAAAAGGTAATAGATATGAAGCGTAGTTTGATATTATTGGCATTTGTTTCATGTACGGCTTTTGCGCAAGATAGTACAACAACCCTGAACTATAAAGGCCAACCTCCAGCAGGTGCTATGGCGCCATCTATTAGTTCATTCAGCCAGGATAACTGTTTGGTTGCTGTCTCTGGGGCTATTAGCTCTACGGTCATTGGATTTTCTGGTGGATCCTATATGATGGACGAGGATTGCTCAAGACGTAAATGGGCATCATTCTTGTCTAACAATGGTCTTAAAGTAGCCGCGGTTGCTATTGCTTGTTCAGCACGCGAAGAAAATTGGGATGCCATGATGATGTCAGGCACGCCTTGTCCGATAGATGGTCTCGTTGGTGATGCAGCGCGCAACGAGTGGATTAAACGCTACCCGGAAAAGTTTAAGAAATTATATGGTTCGGTTCCTCCTCTTGTTGACTTGGCTGCTGTTAAGCCTGACGAAAGTAAATAATGTTCAAGCGGCTTGCTATGCTGGTACGTGGACTAATGGGTTGCCAGTCTACAGCTCCCTTTTCGTTGACGGTGGAACAACCCTCGCCCAGTGCCAAGCTGTTGCGTGCCAAGCGTACCCAAGCATCTCACCAACCTGCCCGCAACCCTGCCAGCAAGAAACCCAAAGCCAAGTCCTCAACTGCCCAAGCGGGTACAACGGCACAATCACGCAAACCAAAACAAAAACCTGCCCAGCAAACGTCTGGGGAGACTGGATTACAACAAGTAACACCTGCGTCTCAACCTGCCAGCCAGTCACGCAAACGCAAATCCTCAGTTGTCCAGCCAACCACACAGGTCAAATCACGCAAACAAACACAAAAACCTGCCCAGACAACCAATGGCAAGGATGGGTTACAAGCTCAAACACCTGCGTTGCTAACCCGCCAACCTGCACCTACCAAGCTCAAACCGAAAACAGAAGCTGCCCCGTCAACTTCAGTGGCGCGCAAACTTGGAAAAAAGAAACCAACTGTCCGTCAGGTAGCTATGGTCAGCCAAGTAAAACAGACTGGTTCAAAATCCAAGACAGCTGCACGCCCAACCCGCCAACATGCCAAATAAGCAACCAACTACAAACACTACAATGCCCGACAGGTTATACGGGGAGCATTACCCAGACTCGTTCCTCGACGTGTCCCGACCCGTACGGGAGTCCAGCGTGGCAACCTTGGGCGACTACATCAGACACTTGCAAAAAGTCAATAAACAACCCGACCAATCCTGTGTCGCCTGTGTCGCCCCTGAGTCCAACTTCGACCACATCTGCCCCAACAATCCAATCCTCACCTGTAACTGCACCGACCCCAAATATTGCGCCGAACTCGGTAACGACCCAGACCGCCAATACAGAGACCCCGCAGACAAAGACGGATTCTCCGACAACCTCGAGTACACAGGTATCCCAATCCCCCCCGCCAAAAGGGAAAGTAAGGTCAGCGGCTGGCCTTGCGTTGTCGTTGGAGCTGTTTGTGAAACCTGGACTACAACAGCCGAATGTGTTCCCGGAAGTGAGCATAGTGGGCGGGATACCAAACAACGTATTGATGCAGGACTCAATAATGATGGACCTGTTGCAACAAACGGGCTTTAACCAGCCAGCGTATAACCAAGACTTAGGATTTGAACAATGAGTGATTTAGAGAAACTAGATAAAGTACAAGGATTTGTAGATAAGTGGGTGACTTGGGCCAAGCAAAACACTATGGTGGCTGGCTTCATTATTGCTGGCGTGCCTGTTATTTTAGGCGCTGGCTATACAGGTATTACCAAGTTCAACGAAGTCAAAGAGATGTATGAGGGCTACAGTGATACTGCCTCATCCGCATCAGCCGCGGAGCGCAAGGTCAAGCTACTAGAAGAGAAGGTAGCAGATCAACGTGAAGTCATTGCTAAGATGCAAGAGCGTCTAGCAGAGGCTTTGATGGCAGCGCGCGAAGCCAAGATTGTTGCAGAAAGCACACAGAAAGAATTACGCTCTGGCTTGGCTGCACAAAAGGTTGAGCTAGATGTAACAAGTTCTACGCTACGCTCTGAGATGAACACATTGAAACGTGCAACAACTAACCGTTTAGGACAATAAAATGTTATCGCTAATTTCAACACTAGGTGGCTTGTTAATCTCAGGATTGCCAAGCGTATTGGGATTCTTTCAGGACAAGTCTGACAAGGCGCATGAGCTAGACCTAGCCAAGATGCAGACAGAGCGTGAAATCCAGATGATGGAGCGTGGCTACGCAGCACAAGCCAAGGTAGAAGAGATTCGTACAGATCAAGTCATGATGCAGACTGATGCTGATATGACCAAGGCTGCTTATGAGCATGATGCCAAAGTCTTACAAAAGGCGGCTCCGTGGGCTTCTACATTCGTGGCTACAGTGCGTCCGATGGTAACTTACTTGTTCGTGGCTGAGTTGTTTGTGATTAACGTAGGTATCGGTATTTACGTGTTTATGCATCCAGGCGTTATTGGAAACATTGATGACTTGTTAAAGATTTCTGATGAGATTTTTAGTGATGACGAGATGGCTATGCTAGGCGGTATTATTGGCTACTGGTTCGGATCACGTGGGTGGTCTAAAAAGTGAACGTAAGCGAAAAGCTTATTGAGATGATTAAACATGACGAGGGGGTGAAGACCTCCCCGTATCAGTGTCCCGCTTTGCTTTGGACGGTAGGCGTGGGCCATGTTATTGACCCTACCCATGCTAGAGTTAAGTTAGAAGACAGAAAGGCACTACCTATTCCTGCGGGTTGGAATCGGGTTTTAAGTATGGATGAGGTTAATAATATACTTAAGAAAGACCTAAATAGGTTTGAAGCAGGTGTAAAACGCTTGTGTCCAGGTGAGCTGACGCAAGGTCAGTTTGATGCTTTGGTTAGCTTCTCATTCAATGTTGGTCTTGGTAATCTACAAAACAGTACCCTGCGCATGAAGCACAACCGAAAAGAATTTGATGCTGCCGCAGAAGAGTTCTTGAAGTGGAACAAAGCTGGTGTTAAAGTGCTAAAAGGGCTAGATAAACGCCGCAAGGGCGAAAAAGCCCTATATGAATCTTAGGGTAAACCATGCCATTACAGAAATTACAATTTAAGCCTGGTGTTAATAGAGACCAAACGAACTATGCTAACGAGGGTGGTTGGTTTGCTTGCGACAAAATTAGGTTTAGATCAAGCTATCCTCAAAAGATTGGTGGCTGGCTTAAATATACTGTAAATACTCTTATCGGTGCATGCCGTCAAATGTTTGGTTGGACTACAACTTTTGGCGATAACTTACTAGCATTAGGAACAAATCAAAAGGTTTACATTGACGTAGGTGGCAACTTATACGACATCACTCCATTAAGAGCAACGTACACCACTTCAACAACTCCTACAACTGATAACTGCTTTGATACAACAAACGGTTCCACATCTGTTAATGTCAATATAGTTACCAGTGGCGCCGCAGTGGGAGATTGGGTAACGTTTTCTGGCGTTGTAGGCCCAATAGGTGGCATACCGCAAATTGAATTTAATACGTCATTTAAGATTGCTTCCGTTGTTGATGTAGACAACTTTACAATTCAAACCACAACAGCTGCTACATCAACCACCTCAAATGAAGGTGGAACTGCCATTACCGCCAAGTTTCAGATTCCTGTTGGTTTTCCAATCACAACTTCTGGTTATGGTTGGGGTACTTCAACATGGGGACGTGGCGCATGGGGTTCTGGATCAACTGTACCTGTCTCATTACAACAAC